ATGAAAAAAGCAAGAAGCACGAATAGTCAAACATTGCACAGCAGAGAACTGCGCAAAGCAACCGCCGCCGAGTGGACTAGAAAACAACTTGCTGAAGGAAAGCTTAGCACGCTAACTGTTAGAGGAAAATCAGATGATATTGATAATATTAAAGAGCGTCTTTTAAAAATCGAAGGTGACTCTTATGTAGAGCGCATCATGATTGCTTTAGATGCGTATGAGCGATCCAATCTTTAATCCATGCTCCACAGCCCAACCACCGTATCTAGCTTAATCTTGCACTCATAATAGCGAGTAACCGCGTCCGCCAATGCTACGGCCACATCATCAAAATGATTGCCGGTTGGTGGCTGTGGGTCGGTGCAAGTCGTCAAATTACCGGGTAAAGTTGGGCGTGTATAGCTTGAAGATGTGCTGCATGCGCTCAGCGTCAGCATAACAATCAAACTCAGCAAGATTTTTGTAGTTCTGACTAAACTCATCGTGACGTACTCCGATTTGTATTAATGATGTTTGCGCAACGCTGGACGCTCTTAATAGCTCATCAGCGGCTGTTTTATAGCTCTCAAGCTCAGTAACATACTGCGCTTCCTTGGCTGCCGACTTGCCGGCTCTGTACTGCATCAGGCCATAGCCGTAAATGGCCGCACCCAAAGCCACGGCCACACCGAAGCCGATTACATACCTTTTAAACATAATGCCCTCTCTGCCAATCGACGGTTATACAATCCACGCACAAACGTGGTACCAACATACGACCACACCGGTTTTCCCGTTGCGCTATGAGCAATGGCATCGCAACCTGCCCTAATATCACCTGCGTTAATCAGTCGCACAGCCCTACTCTTACACGTGTTATTAACACCGACATTGTGAGCATGGCTAGTCAATGCATCAAAGACGTTCTGTGTTATATGTGAATTAGTGACGCACTCAGCTAGCTTCATTTGCGTTTGCACTGTGACATGTAACTCAACTTCTTCACATTTTTCTTTTGACCAGCGCTCACCGACAATTACCGGATACGGGCTAGTCCATCGTGTAATACCTTTACACACCGTGGGCAAACCACCAGCGAGCTTATCGGCGTAAACTACATACTCGCCCTCGCCCTCCCACTTGCCCAAAAACGACAACAAAAAAGGCGATGCTAAACTAATCGCACCGCCTATCACTAAAGCTATTATTCCGTTACGCCTATTCATCACGCGCGCCTTTTATCTTTAAAGTAAACTGATGCAGCTCCTCCTCCCGCTTATGCTTGCGGTACGAGAAATAGACATTAGCTATCAGTCCAGCAACAGCGACCAGCACACTAATTAAGCCAACCCAATTAATGCTACCCAACCAACTTAAAAACCCCACCGCAGCAGAGCCGATAGTGGTCGTTTGAGCCGTGGAAATTGCAGCCGCGTCCGGTATCTGATTCACGTAGTCACGTATACGCATATACTTCCTTTGAGGCATATCAACCTCCTTTCAATAGCCCAATAAAAAAAGCCCTCAAAATGAGGGCTTATAGAAACTCTGGTTTAGCCGGCCAATCCACATCATCAGGAAAGGTCTCTTGCTGCGGCACATCAAGCAGTGCCTGACGATAAGCGGCTATTTGAGACTTTTCTTCTTCGCTAAACTCTGCGTATCTGAGCGGATTACTAACGATAACGTCCAGCTCTGATAAAAGCTCATCTCTCTGATACCTGATGTTTATTGACTCTTGTTCTTCGAGTGATGGCCCGTCATACAGCATAACCTCACCAAACTCACCCGCTAAAGCGAGCTGATAGATTTCCCTGCCATGAGCTTCAGTGTCACCCTTAGATGCAGTGAAAGGTATATCCCCAAGCTCTGGGTGCTGCCACATGACATCAATTGATGTTTTGTTGTAATTGCTGAATTTTGGGTTTTTACAAATGTAATTAGTCATTATTTTTCCTTATGAAATGCGAACAGCTAAAGTGGCTTCTTGAATTTGCCCACTGTTCGTATAACCTCCAACAGTCCTTCCCCCCATGATTCGCCATGTGCCGGATAGTGATGGTCCGATTGCGCCTAGGATAGGCGAACCTCTTGAGACTCTCAGATCAGAACCTGCCACTGTTTGACCCCAATTAACTGTAGTAGGTGCTTTAGTCGATATGTTAAACCTAAGCTGCACCCAAGCATACGTACCAACAGCTCCTTGTCCTGTTGGTGGCGTAAAAGTACTAGGTTTACCTGTGACTTCGCCCCAACTGGGCCATCTAGTTGCGGTAGCAGGAATACCTGACACTTGAGACCATGCGTGAGTATGACTTGAGGGTGTAAAGTTGCTTGGTTTACCTGTGACTTCGCCCCAACTAGGCCATCTAGTTGCGGTAGCAGGAATACCTGACACTTGAGACCATGCGTGAGTGTGGCTTGAGGGTGTAAAGTTGCTTGGTTTGCCTGTAATCTCTGCCCAGCTATGATTGTGTGCTGACGGAGCGAATGTAGGTGGTTTACCCTTAATCTCTGACCACTCAAGATTTATATCGCCAATCTTTTCTCCTAGTTCAACAAGAGCCGCCTGAACGTTTTTGCTGATTAATCTATCTGTCGGCGTAAAACTGGTACCCTCTGCTGTCTCAGCTTTCTTTAACGCCAAATCGCGCTTCATGATTGTAGCGTGAGCACGCAGAATATCGTCAAGCGTGCCGCCCACGTTATCGCCACCTTGCGGCACGTTGTTGGTTGCGATAACTGATAGATCGTCTATACTTTCAGGTATCATTTTTTAATCCTTAAATAAAAAAACCACCCGGTTAAGGGTGGTCAAAAGAGGTGTTAATTATGTACTATGATGATGAAGAGGATAGAAAAAGAGCAGATAGAGAATTAGATTTGATTTATCAAAAAGCGGCCTACGAAAAAGGATTCTCTCGAGGCGTATGGACTACTGCCATTTTTTGCTTTGCCATGTATCTAATTTCTAAATATTTCTAATCAAGCAACGAAGCCCCCATAAGTGCTGGCATTGGGTTTAACGGTGGTCTTGCCATCGCGGGCTGTTGCATATGCGCACCCCTTACTAATTGCTCTACCAATCTTGCATTGCGTAATGTTAAGGCCTCTGCAAGCTTATGATTTATACCGCCAAAAGCCATTGTTCCGGCGCTTGCTATGCCTCCTGCCACAGGACCGCCAACTGAATTGCCAATCATGAAAGGAACTCCACCGCTAGCCATGCCACTTACCACGCCTTTAGGCGCTAGCTTTCCAAAATATCTGGCAGTATTAGCTGGAACAGTTCCTTTCACCACCCTATTAATCGCTTTGATTTCTTCTGGGGTCCAGCCGCGCTCTGTTCCCTTAACTATCTTGTTTGATAGGTTTTTGTACTCGCTCCTGATGGCATTTTCCAAGCCCGATTGAGAATAGTTCGCCTTTCTATTGTCAGCAACCTCAAGCATCTTGTCTAACGTGCTAGATTTCATTGCCGAATGATATAAAGCCCTTGCTTGTGCTAGCTCTGGCGCCAATGGCGCTGTAAAGTCGTCAAAAGCCTTAATCATCTTTGTGCCAACGCGTCTCTCGTGGGCATCCATGCTGCCTGCGGCGCCTGATAGTAAACGACGCACTGATTGCATTTGCTTAACAGTCATCGGCTCGCCAGCGTAATCGTCTATCATCTGCATTACACCGTTAATTTTTTCATACCCTTTTACTAACTTGTTCCTTGGTGTAATTAACCCTTCCTTTTTAGCAATATTTCTTATATTGTCTTTTATCGCTTGCGTTTGGTCAGCTGAAGCTGTAACACCACGCTCATAAGCTTTATCGTAATAACCTTTAGCTTTACGTTTAACATCCTCAGTTGTTAGTTTTGGTTGCTTTGATTTTGGATTCATCGCACGATTAGTTAAACCGCTGCCCAATAATCCGCCACCTAAAGCTGCTGCCATTTGCACTGGCGCAGGCATATCTAACTCTCGCGCAATTCCACCGCCCAAACCAGAGCCAATCGCCCCAGCAATCTGTTGACCGGGATTAGCAGACAAAAGACCCATAACACCTTGCGTTGCACCCGATGTCATTTGCGAAGCTTTGCCGGTCAATCCGGCAAGTCCACCCGTGCTAGCCATTAAACCAACAACGTCCTCAGAGATGCGCTCACTTGCACTCTCGGGCTTAACATAACCCACCGTATCTAATGCATCTGACATTTTAAGTGGCTTTCCACCTGCCACTTCGATAAATGGGTTTATCATCATTTCAGGCAGAGCCGACAAACCTTGCAATGCGTACCTACCTGTCAAGGCGGCTTGTCGGACTACTTGCCTACCAAGCTCACCAAGTCTTGAGTGCCGTTGTGTGGTCTGCGCCTCTTGAGGCTCAACCAAGCCCTCGGCTTTGAGCATCGCTAATAACTCTTCATCACTCAACTTGGTCAAATCAATGGTGTCGCTTGATTTGTCTTCTTCCTCATCCTCGTAAGTGTCATAAAGCATTGCCAGTAACTCTTCATCACTTAGCTTAGTTAAGTCAGTGACGTCACCGCCAACTTCTGACGCATGAGCAGCTGGGAAAACTGAATTAGCGATACGCTCAACCATGTTAGGCTTTGCTTGCTGCCCACCTACTCGACTAGCTACTTGATTGGCGTATTTAGCGCCCTCGCCGTAACCTGCCAGTCCACCTTTTAAACTGCCGGACTGACGGCTTCTGGCTTGCAAGTAATCTGACGCAAAGCGGATCTGCTCAGGTAAGCTTTTATTTTGCAGTGGTTTGACGCCGTACCCTGGATCTCTTGCTGTTGACTCTAAGATGCCAAACGGCCCAAAAGCTGTAGATACTTTTCCCGTGTGCGGGGCAATGCGCTTACCTTGTGCGTTTGGTTGGTAGTGATATGCGGTTGGGTCAGACAAATACTTACTCATTTGCCCACCGATCTCTTGTTGCATTACAGACAACAAGGTTCCATCAGGGCGACCATAACGCTTATCCTCAGCCGACAGCATAGCCACTAAATCTGCTGGTACATTTTTCATACTTTACACCTTAGTTACTTAATAAGTCCTCTGCGGCGCGCCTCTTCTTCCAGTGAGTTTTTTGAGCCGGTTTTTATACTGCTACTCTTTGTATCAATTGGGTCGCCAGATTCGTCAAACGACAATTCATATCGTTTGACTAATGGCGCAATATCTTCAAGCGTCAAAGGCTTTCCAGTTCTTGGGTTTATTATTCCTGCGTTGTAAGCAGCCATAATCTGTTCGGGAGTTCCATGAATCTTGTCTAAGTAAATATTGTTAATGCGCTTTAAGTTATCTATTTGGATGTCTCGTCTACTGGTGATATCTAAACGACCCAGAACGCCTTGTAAGAACGCCAACTCTGTCGAGTTAACAGCCCCAAGCGCACCCCCCGTTGGAGAAGCCTCACGCATTGATTGAAGATAATCAAAACCGACATTACCAAGAATTGAGTCATAGAGGCCTTGCAATGTTGAGGCATCACTTTCTGGATCTAATTTGCTTAACATCGCCCCTCTACCTGTAGCCCATGAACTGCTATTGTTTAATATCTGAAGTGCGCGCCCAATGTCTTGGACCACTGTGCCTCCCGCTCTTGCTTCGTTTGCTTGCGCTAGAGCCGCTTTCTCCTCAGCTTCTTTAATTGCCTGAGCTGCTGGCGAACCCGGAATTGGCGCCGCTTGAGGTAGTCCAGTCGTTTGGTCAATAACAGGCTGTCGTGTTGTTGGGTCAAACACATAACCATAATCAGTTGACAGCTTACCGAGACCTGGGGCAGAGTCACCACCCACGTTTACGGTCGTCCCGCTTTGCGTGCCTTTGAGCATTGCGTCTTGGAACTCAGGCGTGCCGGGCTGCAATCCTGCGGCTATTAGGTTGCGCATCAGAGGCGTTGTACGGCTTTGCTCTTGCTGATGCATCCTGTTCAGCTCTTTTTGTCCATACTCTCTCACTATCGGGTTTCCATGACGTGAAGCCGTCTGCGGATCAATACCACTAGAAATAATGTTCTGTGCCTCGTCCTCTTGATTCTGAGCCCTAGCCATTGTCTGCATTTGCATGTTACGTAACGCTTGCATTTGCTCGGCTTGCGCCTTTTTAAAGCGGTCATCAATGACTTGTTGTTGCCCCTGCTGAAAGCCTGCAAAGCCTTGCGCTAAAGCCGGCGCAAATTGACCATAATGGCCTGTTGAGCCCGACAATAAGCCAATGCCCATATTTAAAAGGCCGCCTCGTAATTGGCGACCCTCGTCATTGTCTGCATGTAATGTATCCAATAATCCTGCCATGACTTCTTCCTTAAGAACCATCTCCATTATTGCCGCCACCACCGTAATCATTTATACGGTCAAAAAAGCTTTGACGCTTTGGTTGCTGACTAAACCCAAATAAACCTTGTGGCTGCGGCTGCGGTGCGTATTGCGGTGCATTCTTTTGCAGCAAATTATTAACGTAATTCGTGTAAGCATCTGAAGCAAATGTGGCATGCTTATCTCGCTTAGCATAGCCTCCAACACCACCCAATAAGCCTGAACCCATGCCTATTTGCTGCTGCGGATAAAACATCGGTTGCTGAGGGTAAGCACCTTGTTGCCCATAGGTCTGTTCCCATGGTTTTGCCAATCGATTGCGGTTGTAATAACTATTCATCCTAATAACCCCTTTGGCATATACGTTGGTTTACGGTAGCCAACACCTGCTTGATGCGGTGCTGACTGTATCTGTGGTGCTTGTGGTGCCTGCATTACGGGCATTTGCTGCTGTTGCTGAGGGAATAAATTATTATCCTTTTGCATTAGCTCTAAGTATTTCTGCCAATCGTGCTTAGGCTCTTTAACTGCATTCATAAGATTATCACTTACGCTTTTTGGCACACCAAAATCATTCGTAGGTACACCTTGCTGCAATAACTTATTTAAATCTAAACCATTAAAATTAATCATAATAAACCTCCGATTAAGCCAAGCCCCCCACCGATTAAACTACCAGGAATGCCAGCAACGCCACCCATCTTAGCTCCCATCACCGAACCACTAATCGCCCCACCTAATGCGCTTGCGGTACGGTTTCTTTGGTGTGGATTAGGACCTGTGCTAGATGTCGTACCGCCTGCACCCATCGTCTGGCCAATTGCACTACCCATGATGTCAAGCCCTCGCTGATCCCAGTTCTGTTGCTCTAACCAATCAGCATAAGCTTGGTTTAAATGGTCTTGAGTCATACCTTGTTGAGCGTCACCAATACCAAGCAATGCTTGTGCGTTTTGGTACCCTGCTTGGCTCATGCCAGGGATTAGCTGCGCTGCTTGTAACTGTCGCTGTCGCTCCGCTTGGTAATTGCTGTTAGCCATATTTAACCGCTCTTGGTCTAAGCCTGCGTTACGTGCAAGATCTGTCTGCTGCGCCTGTAGTCGTCTATTAATGTCAGCTTCCGACAAGCCTGCGTTACGTGCAAGATCTGTCTGCTCAGCTTGCAATCTTCGATTAATATCGGCTTCCGCTAGCTGCTGTTGCATACCGTAGTCTTGCATGCGCATGCCAGTACTAATGTCAGCATGCTGTCTATTTAACATCTCTTGGTTTGCCGCTTGAGCCTGTCGCCACGCTGAGCCACCAAAAGCACCCTGCCGTGCCATCGCCGCATCAGTGCTGTTCTGCACGTTGTTATTAAACTGACGTGTCACATCGTCTTGCGCCGCTCTAATCGCATCATTCAAATATGCATTTTGGCCGGCATATTTGTTTGTTCCAACGTTAGTTTGAGCGCCTAAATACTGATTGCTACCCACGTCAGACTGCGCGCCTAAGTACTTATTCGTGCCAGGTGAGTAATTCAAATACTGCCCACCCATCACGTTGTTTAAATGATTGATGCTGTTGCTATTAGCCGCTTGAGACTTATTAGCAACCTGTCTAGTCATATTAAACCCTGCGAGTTGGTCTTGATTCCAGTCCGCAATGCGATTACCGCCATACGCCTCGTACGGCTTCATAGCAATTGCTGCCGCATGACCCATGAATGGATTTAGGTAGGGCTTAACCTGATCTGCAGGCTCTGTCTTGGTAATACTTGTTTGAGTTTTGCTACCACCGCCACCGCCACTCATAACAGTTTCTCCTTATATTCGTCTAATGTCTCATGGGTAAAAAAACGCCTAATTTCTATGCTGATTGCTCGCGTGTAATCAAAGCCATGTAGCAGCTCACACACTAGCGTAATTAGCTCCATATACCAAACACGCAACACATAAGCGTATGCTTTGTCGTTGTCGCCACCGCGCTCATACTCGTTAGCGTCTAGCCATGCATGTATGCCGCTTGTCATGCAGCCGCTCAATTGGGCTTGGTATGCCTGATAAAACGGATTAGCCGGCAACTTAATCAGTGCGGTTGTAAACGCTACGCTAATATCATGATGTGTAACCGGCTTATCACCGTCTATCAAGTCATCCCAAATCTCGCCCACATTAAAAATGTCCAATAAAAAAGCGACCGCATTAGGGTCGCCTATCCATTCGATGAGCTTACGATTTCTAATCTCTCGCCATTCTTGTGAGTCGTGCTTAAATTTTGCATACAATTTACTATCCATTTATAACCACCTATTTCCATCTGCCAATTGCCTGCCAGTGACAATCGATTGATGTAAAAGTCGTTGTCACTAGTGATGTTGTTCTTAATTTGAACCCTGTTCTAGTAACGCTTCCTTTGCTAAGTAAGGGAATAGGATACCAAGCAGTATTATCTGTCATATTAGTTGCTGTTACTATTGGAGTCTCAATAAAACTAGCAGGGAAATTAATCACTGGCGTTTCAGGCTGCCAACCATTGCCAGAATGAATATACTGACCGTAGCAAATCATCGTGCCATCAGGAAATTTAACAAAGTTTCCGTTGGAATTGCTTCCATTCTGATTCGTGACCCCTGCGATGGCTTGGTTAATATCCTCGGTCAGCTGCGTAGTAACGTTGCTGATTGCATCACTTATCGCTTGGCTATTCTGATTCGTGACCCCTGCGATGGCTCTAAACAACTCATATAGACGCACGTATAGCACACGCTCAAAATCAATTGAACCACGCATGGGCAACCGTGGATCATTATCTAACTGTTGTAAATTAAGTTTATCCGTCATCTGTAGCCATTCCGTACTAAGTCTATATCTAGCGCCAAAATCTCGACATCGCCAGTAAAATCAAACTTCAGTTTGTGCCACCGTGCACTTTTTAATGCGTCAAACTTGCCGTCCTTGAGCGGTGAGCCTGCGGTTGAGCCGTCCTTGAGCGGTGAGCCTGCGGTTGAGCCGTGCCTTGTTCGCATGATGCCACTCTTCGGGTATAAACTAAAATGAGGCCGAACTCGCTTAATTGTCGAATAATACGAGTCACTACCGATAATGCCGGTTGTAAAACTTGAGTTCTCACCGCCACCGTCCGCTAACATTAAACAGTTGTGTTCATCAATAATCGCCATTGATGAACCATCACTAAACCACCGTGGGCTTTTATAAGAAATCTTGTCAAAATCATCAAATGTTGCGTATAAGTCACCTAACTGGTCATAAGTCACGCCGCTAGATTTATGTTCGGCAACCGTATTGATAGTGCGTAAGATACGCCCCCATGCGTGCGTTTTGACGTTATAGACGAGGCAGTCATTTAATCTGCCGTCACTATTTTTGTTTGCAAAGTGCCAGTAAACTAGACCGTTTTTACGGTCGTAATAACCCTGTGACTGATGTAAATGCTGCGGGCTTGCATTTTCAAAGAACCAATTGCGAATGGGTGCACCAATGCTTACAGGCCGTGAGCCGTCAAACACCCAAAAGTCATCAGAGCCAATAAATAAATGTGCCGTATCAATACTAACTACCGACTCATTGCTTACAGCGCCAATTTCACCCGGCATCTGCTGCCACTGCCAGATTACGGGTGGACCAACAAAATGACCTAAATACATTGATTTTTCTTTATAAGCAACAATGCTATTACCTAGCTTCTTGGCTGCCCGTATCTCTCCTGGGCTATCAATTAATCTACCGTTAGCGCTGTTCTTTGCAACATCAGGTTTCCAATCTAAATGGTTGTATAGTGCACTACACCACCACATATCCGGCATATCGCCCTCGACCTCATCAACAATGCCAAACGCCATAACAAAGCCTGCCACAGCCTCAATAATGCGTGCTTTTGGAGCGCCGGGAATATCTTCAAACTTACCATTGCGTGAATACTGCATCACGTCTAATTGATTGGCCGCTACAGTATCATTGCCGAACTGAACAAAGCGCCATCTATTTTCAGCGCCACCCGTGTACGCCCCACTATCCCGCGTTTGGTCTACCCACTCATTGCCCTTAAGCTCAAACATCTGCGTACCAGTGCCGGCATAAAATCGATTAATATTATCTAGACGTGTTACCAATGCGGCACCAATTACTTTAGTGTCAGACACTTTGTTATTAACGCTTGCCGGCACAAGCTTTTGAGCTGATTTAAAACCTATTTCAGTCGGAACTAAATTAATACACTCCGTCATGACACCCTCTGCCGTTTCTGGCAAATCAGGTGCAAAACCCTTAAGCATCATCATGTTAGTTTCCTCGTATTACTAGCCCTGCATCACCGTATTTAGCGACAAGGTCCTGCTCACCAACAGTTCTAATCGCATTACTGTAGGCTACTGCCCATACTTCGGCTGCCTCGTTGTCCTTAATGTAAGGTGCTGACTCAAGCAAAACAGCGTACAAATATACGTCAGGATATTTTCGAATTAGCCAATTACTTTCATTAGTTGCGCTTAGCGGCTCAAGGCTGGCGTAATACACTAGCTCATAATCAGCGCTAGAAGACTTCGGATAAACCTTTATCTTATTGCCAACAATCGTGTAAAAATGCGCATCGCCAGCCACGTCATGACGTTTACTTTCTAAACTAGACACGTAAACCACTGGTTTGTCGTTTACCAATACACTCTTAACTTGCCTAAAGTCTTCAGGTAGCGAGATTGTGCTGTCAGTCATACTGCCAGTAACTGACTTAACCATTTCTTCTGTGCGCAAATCCCGATTGATACGAGACTCGGCCAGCTTAATAAAGGTCGGCAGCACACCATTTAAATCAGAACGGTGCAACCAGTCAGCTACAGTTGATCTTAGTTCTGTATAATTCATACTCGACCTTTCCAAATCCTAAAATGACTTAGCGATGGATCGTTTAAGATGTTTTTGATGTGATCATCGTTACTCATCAACTCGCTAAATGTAATGCCGTGCGTATTGCAATAAGCTTCTAAGATCACATTAGGAATCGTCATAGCGTGCTTTAAATCGTCACTTCCGTGCAATCCCTCATTGCTTCTAGCTTTTGCTTCCCGCAAGATGTCGCCCACGTCCTGAGCTCGCTCAATGATGACTTTATCGCCACCATCATGTAACTTTGTTCTCATAACTAAAGAGCGCCCATTGCTGAGCGCTCCTCCGATTAAAGTTAAGCCGCTAGGTCACGGATAACACCGCTAGACTTCTCGTTGCCAACTCGCAACGTATACTGTACAGTGATTTCTTTGGAGATAGCACCGCCCGTATACGCAAGGTCTTTCTGTTGGAACGGTTGCAAGTAAGCAGTACTAAACTTCTCAGTCTCCAACACGTAAGCGGTTTTCGTATCCACAATACGGCTTGGTACCACCTTTAATCGACCATAGTCGGACACATAGATATCCACCGCATTAATGAGTGTCTTAGCACTAGCAGCGTCAGTAATCGTCGTATTAGCTCGACCACCAAAAGTGCTAAACTTTTGTTTTTGCGGCGGCGCTAACAAGATTAAATTAGGCTTACCGCCCTCTTGGTAGCACTTCTGCAAGACGTCAATTAGCAAATCTTCGGTAAACTCACGCTCGGTACCATCAACAGCAGCTACGTTGTTGTAAGGGTCAGGCGCTACGCCGCTATTGCCTAAGCTAACGTTAGTCGCAATCCAACCATCAAGACCACGTAACTCAGACGGCGTGCTTGAACCATCACCATCAACCGCTGTCTTGTTGTTAAGTAATGCGTACTCCATGTCTAGCTTTAGCTCAGCCGACTTCTTGGCCATCTGAGTCGCCATGCGGTATAGGTTGCCGGCTGAACGTGCAGCCTGTTGAGTCGTTGAAATACTCGGCGCCTTACGTGAATACTGAATACGGTTAGTACAACGCACGCCCGGATTGACAGTGTCGGTAGCGGTCGGTGCGCCCTCAACGGTTGCGTTTTTGCCAGGCTTTGCTAGCTCGTCAGTTGTCCACTCGTGCAGTGTGTTGGTCGCTTTACTCTTACCAATTGCCGACAAAAACGGGGTGTCGGTGGGGGAAATGCGATAAATTACATCGCTCAAATCTTCGCGGTTCACTACCGCTTGGTGTGTTGTAAATGTTGCCATTTTAAATATTCCTTATGCTTAATCGTTTTGCATCATGCCTGCAAAGACCGCGGCGGCTGCGTCAACGCTTCCTGTGCGTTTTAAGCTTTCGTATGCCTTTGCGCCTTTTTGATCAGCACGTCTTGCGCCCGGTCGCTCAATTCGGGGTGGCTTATTCTGTGCTTTTGCTTTGCCCGTCCTGCCTTGCTCGGTGAGGCGGTCATAAAGCATTGCTTTGCGAACTAATAAAACTTCGCGGTGATCTTGGACTCTGGCTAGCGCATCATCGGTGTAGCCAAGCCCTTTTAAATAATCTTTGATTTCGTTCTTTTCTTTTGCCGCCGCCTTTTCATCGGCCCATGCCGGCAAAACCTCAACAAGTTTTTGCGACTCTTCTTCAAGCACCGCTGCTTGCTGCTTATACATATCCTGCTCTTGCGCTTGCATGAGTTGCATACGCTGGTATTGTGCTTGTTGATACTGTTGCTGCAGGTTCTGATATGCCGCTTGTTGGCGTAAATATTCGCCCGGATTAGTATCAATCAGGCTTGGGTCAGGCGCTTGCGCAATAAACGCTTCTAGTCGTGTCTCGTACTGTTGCAACACATTAATAGCCTGCTCACGCTCTTGCATGGCTTGTTGCATTGCTTGTTGAGCTTGTGCTTGTAGTTGAGCGGCTTGCGTATATCGCTCAGTGCTACTGGCTGTTTTTTGGTATCCGGCTAATAGCTCTGATTTCGTGACTTGCTTCTCAACGCCATCGACCTTTACCGTAAAGAGTTCTTCCTCTTCTTCTTCGCCGTCTTCGGTGTCCGCATCTTCGCTTTCTTCGCCATCCTCTGCGCTAAGCTCATCGTCAAAGTCCTGCGCATCCTCTGCGTAATCATCGGCGTGTTCGTGTTCATCGTCTTGCAGTATCGATACAAAGCCATCTTCTGCTGACTCCATGCCCTCTGGGGTGATGTTGTCTAAGTCCATTTCTGGTTCTCCAATAAAAAAACCCCAGTTAAGGGGCTGTTATAAAAAATTGTATTTAAAGCTCGTGCTTAGCGCCGTTATCCAGTAGCAATGCGGGCTTGCCTTGTGATACCCGAGCATTGCTGTGAATGCCACGATAAATAGCCGGCGCATCGTCACTCTCTGCGAACACGACAACTACACGTCTATCTGTGTTGTTTAGCTCGTAAATATTGGCAAGCTGCGCTACCTCTTCCCACGCCTTAGGCTGCTCTTTAGCTTCTGCCACCGGTTGAGTTGTTGCTCCGCCATCTTGCCGGTCAGTAGCACGCTTTCGAGGTGCTCTTTTACTTGCTGTAGTTGATTTAATTTCTGCCATAATTCCTCTCGCTCATTAGATGATTTGCTGCTCTCCCATTGTTGGTGGTAATCCGCCGCTAGGGTCTTGAATGTCTGCTCCCATAGGGGGCTGTCCAATATCGCCTTGGCTTGGTTGGATTTGTTCAGCTCCTGATGTAGCTGCATTTCCTGCTGTGGAGTTAATTCCATCGGCTAAGTATCCTGTGTTTTGTTGGTCGTACTGGTGATATAAGTCCTGCTCAGCGTCTGCGCCCATCTTCAACGCCATTTCTTGACGTTTTAGGTTCATCTCAGCAATCAAGCGCTCACGCTTGAGCTCAATTTCTTGCTCAGCCTGCCAGCGCTTTAATTCAAACTCTTGCATCTTGATTTGCGCTTCCATTTGAGCTTTAATCATCTCTGGGTCAGGTTGCTCTTGCTCCTGTTGCTCTGGTTGCTGCTGACTTGGGTCAATAAAGAAGCTCTCAGGGTTTTTAAAGCCCATATTTTCAAGCAACTTAGCTCCTGTGTGATAAATCTTCTGCGGGTCAGCAAGACCTAACTGCATACCTTGCGTTTGCAGTTCTAAAATTTGCATTAACTGGCCTGCGACTTGGTCACGGTTGCCTGACCCTAGACCAACGTTAATGACAAAATCAAACTGATTGTGCCACTCTCTCGGGTCAATCGTTACCCACTTGTTTGTTAGCTTAATCACCTCCGCACGGTCTTGATACATGCTTACCAGTTTTAAAATCGCTCTAAACAGGTCCTTAACACCGGTCTCAGCAAACACACGAGCAATCAGCTCTACACGCATTTCTGATTTGTTGGTGATGATGTTGATGCCGGTAGCTGTCTTATTGAGACTATCCGCCCCCACGCCTTGGCTGTATCGTGTCCAACCAGTACGGTTCTCACCGGCAGTTGTGACTTGCTCCAACATGGCCAAACCAGACCCCAAATCAGGTCTGCCCGTTTGTAACGGGCCAACATCGCTCGGGTGCTTAACTCGCACAACGCCACCCGGACGATTAGTAAGCAAGTCGTCCATATTGACATTGCCCTGTACCGCATAAGTGCGCTCGTTGATTGTGCGATACAAGCCCTCCAAGTTAGAGCGCCAAATACTTGTTTTGACACGCTGTATCGCCATCGCTTGGTCAGCAACACTTAAACCAAAGAACTTGTGCGGCACCGGAATCGGTGTAATCGTCACAAACGGCGGTGATTCAACCTCTACATTCTCAAGAATGGCATTACCGGCACGTACAATCTTGCGCCACTTCGCAATACCTGATCCGTCTATGTCAATCTTCAAGTAGCACTCAGTCAGCTTAATACGCCTCTCAACGTTTTCGTCATCATCAATCAAGAACCCGTCATCACGTGCGGCCACCTCATTATCAAACACATCTAAGTTGTCATCAGTGATGTTATCTAGGTTCTCGTAGCCAGCATCTCTTAGCTCACTCATTGTGCGCTCTACACGATGACCCACAAAAACGGCATCTTCAATGCTCTTTGCCCCAGGGTCGATTAAAAACTCCTCTGGTGGTACATTATCAATCCGTACTTGTCCTTTAGATTTAACAAATCGTGCGGTGACGTTATAAAGCGCCACATTCTGCAACGGCTGACCTTGATCATCAACGTCTAAACTTGGTGCTTCGCCCACTTGCTCAACGCCTATGATTTCCGCGCCATCTTCAATTAACAGGCCAATACCGGCTTCATCAACGCCAACGTACTGCTGAATGCTCTCTTCTGGTGTGTTATCCCAATACACCTTCAAAAATCCGTTCTTCTGCAACAGTGCGTCTTTAAACCACGTATAAAGCACTAGCCAGCCTGGGTTTTTACGGTAGAAAATGTAATTAACGTAAGCAGTCGCTTGTTGCGCTGCTTCGCCATCTTCCTCGTTTTGTGGCGCAAACTCTACTGCGTCATCACCAGCCGTGAATATTTTCATTAAGCTAGGCAGCATCCACTCCACCGTATCCGACACGTCGCTAGATACGAATGTAGACGCACCTGGGTTGCCGTGTGGCGCTAAATCGCCTTTGGCTTCACCGTCATAGTAGTAGAGCGCTTTTTCGCGCTCTTCGCTTATGCGCAACATCTCGCCGCCTGTGGCTTTTTCGATCTCGCGCTGCGTGATAGCTAGCAACTCATCATCTGTATATTCTTTAAGCATAGTTGTATTCCGGATATTCCAATTTGCCGCCCCATGTTTCATTGCTCATCTGGTCAGCGACTAGGGCTAAGTATCTAAACGCATCTGCACCATGTGAATATTCGTCATGCCGTGGTGCGCCAGGCTCATTCGTTCTTCGGTTAATCTCACGCCGATAATTCTTTAAACAGTCCACAAGCCGCTCAGCCCGCTTATCGATATAAACCCTTGGAAACACCTCACGTGCGGCTGAAATGCCCTCCTCAATGCGCATATTAGGCACAATCTGCGTGCTTCTTCCAAGCTCATCTAGCACCTCTTGCGTGCTCTTTCCGGTCTGTAGATTTTTATGCGCTCCATCGTGCGGCAAAAAGTCGATGCCCCAGTTGTGGGCCATGTCATTCAGCTGCTTAACGTAGCTAGATACCGTGCGGTGGCTGTCCTCGATGTAGTCCACGATGTAAATCGCTGACGCAGAACGCTGAGCCAAAATAATTGTCATCTTGTCGTTCCAACCAAGGTCCCACACCGTGTGCGTTTTAAGCGTACTGCTTGCCGGCACGTGCGTAAATCGACCGCTTGATTGCAGTTCGGTTATTTCATTGTGATAAATAGCACCCTCAGCAGCCGGTAGCACCTTACCCTCCCAAATCCACGCATACTCATGCGCAGGTCTCGTGCGCTTAGCCTCCAATCGCTCTTGCTCTAGCACGTCAGGGAACCACGGATTATCGTAATAATTGACCTCAACAACAAACGCATTAGCTGGCGGATTAACAACAAAACGCTGATACGTCTCATCAGTCTCTAGCTCGGGGTTAAACGTGACCCATATCTCAGACTTAGGCGCGCGAATAGTCGGTATTAAAATATCCCACGACTTTTTACTGACCGTCTGCGCTTCCTCAACCCATACAATATCCACTGCTTCGTAAGACTTAATCGATTCGACCGTATGACTTGCTAAGCCCGCGAATAAAAAAAGGGAGCCGTTACGCCCCCTGATTTCTGTGTCCAGCACCTCGTAAAACTGACCTAGCTCCATCGCCTGAATCTGGTCGCTCAGTAATCGATGCACTGAGTCTTTAATCGACTTTTGCACCTCCCGAGTGCAAAGCACCCTTAGTGGCTTTTGAGCGGCTAACAGCAGTAGCGCCCTTGCAATGCTCCACGATTTCCCCGAGCCTCGACCGCCGTGGTAAATCTTGTAACGTTGCGGCTTAAAGAGCGACTGAAACTTGCGTGGAAACTTAATATCAATTTCCATCGCCGATTACTCAAACTCAACGTTGATTTTTAAGCTCACGTCGACTTCACCGCTGTGTTCGACCAGTTGCTTATCTAGGCCCAACAGCTTGGCTTTGCCCATCGTTGCTGTCACGGCTGAGCCAGATTGTGATGTATCAATTGCTAGTTGTCGCGCTTCCTCAAGCTCTGCGATTAAGTCGTCAACAGTGATCTCATGGCGCTTAGCGTGATTGGCCTTTAGTTCGTCTATCCTAGCCGTGATCTCACCGTTCCTAAGCAGCTCATAAGCCTTTGAGTTAACGGTTGCTGACTTCATTCGTGAAGCACTATAAGCCTGTCTATACGCCTCGCTTGCGTTGCCTGTCTCGATGTACGCAAGGCAGAAAGCTTCTTGCTTTGGTGTTAATCTTTTGGCTGCCGGCGCGGCCTTAGCGTTGCCCTTGGCCATAGTTGTTACTCCAACAAAAAAGCCCCGCTGAACTTAATCAACGAGGCTATAAACGTAAAAACCCACCGTTTAGGTGGGTTAAATTGCCATGGAACAAATGCCTTATCCGCACTTACTCCACATTTTAGACAATTTTAGGTAAAAACTTGCGTCAAATCAAGCGCTTGAATGTGCAGTTCTTAATATTACTGACTCTTTCGTTCCAATCCATTCCTTTGTTATCTAACTGCTGAAACTGTTTTGATAAATCCAATAAACAATCTTCAGTTAACGTCAGGGTCATAATAGGATCATGAGTCAACGAGTAAGCTCTACCACATAGACCAGAATCTAACTTCTTCAACACTGGCAACATGTGGTCTTGCATAAACTCTGACAGATTTTTAAGCCGAAACCACAAATTGATCGTATTCCAAGCGTCGATCTCATTTAAGTAACCGTAATGTTCCTGATGCTCAATTGCCTGTTGCGCTCTTGCTGTAAAGATTGGCACAGAGATACCCAAGACAGCGCATACTTTAGGAAAATCTACGGCTTTGATATGTTTATAGCTAGCGACTTGGAACTCGCGCTTTAGCATGCCGAAGAGCGCTTGATAAGTTTGTCCCGTCTCACCGCAAATTCTCATCACGCTGTTGTAAATGTAACCGACCTGCTCGTCTGTCATGCGGTCTTGTCGCACCCCATTAATTTTTGCTTGCTCTCTATCGAGTACGTCTAGCACCCATTTTCTAAATTTCTTAGCTATATCAGTACGCGCAAACATTGCTACTAAGTGGGCTCCTCGGAGAGAGTAAATCCGCATCTCAGCCTTTAAATTCGCCGAGGTGGTCAATTTGACCACCGTGGACATAGAGTCTGTAAACTCATCACTATTTCTTGCATATATTCTGGATACCGATCTGTCATCAGCATAACCTAATGCTTCTGCGAGTTCAGCAGAACGCAGCCAGACTTGACCGTTGTGATCTACGATACTGAAATTGGTATTGTTAAAGCTTAAATTTGTTGAAGTCATCTTGTGCACCCTTTTCTAGAGGAGTTGGTAAATCCACCCAAATATAGGGTGGGCAGCGGCTAGAAACCTGCACAAAATCAGGCGGAGTTATTCCCCTTACGGGTCTTGTATTCCTCGCACCGCCGCCCATAAGAAATCTATGGACGTAAAAAAATCACGCTATCGGGGTGAGTGACCGTTTTGTGTAGGCTTTCTAGACCTACCTGAATATTAGCATATTGCGCCTTTGTTGTAAAGCTTCTGTTCACATCATGCCCCCGATCGTTCTTCTTCGAAAGAATCAGCAATGGCATACCTAGCCATTTGTAAGCGTCTACTGACTGTGCTTTCAGACATTGCATAGCGCTCAGCAATTGCCTTTACTCGCCAGAGGAACAAGTAGCGAAGATAGATAAGATTGCGAAACTCAGGTTCAAGCGATAGCACCGCTCTGTGTGTCCGCTTTACCCACGTCAAACGCTCTGCTTCAACTTCTTGCCGATACAGCTTGATATCACCGCACCCGCACCTTTTGAAGCCGATACTCACCAGCGTCCCACCAGTGACGTACTCAGCCCATTGATTTAGTCGCGCTTCGATGTAACTCATTCTGCTCCCAGCCTCTCCGCGATAACGGTTAACGCTCCGCCAATGACAGGCTGACCATAACTAACACTTAATTTCTTAACCTGATTATCGTTGTGATACAAAACGCCCTCTAGAGCGTCTAGAGCGACTTTCAATGCGTTATCTAGGTCTACACATACCTTACTTGCTGTTTTGCTCGCTGTGAGCCTAGGGTGAACTCTCAAGATGATTTTATAATCACCATCATGTGGTTTTACTCGTTTTTCTTTTGCAATCCATTGGGCCGCATGTCGATAGTCATTCGCATCTTTGCTGCGGTAGGTTCGCACACGACCATTAACGACTGCTGTGCGCCAGTAGCGATTGGCTGAAACGGGGTATGGTAACGTTAGCTCAATGCGTGCCATTGCTTAGCTCCTCAGTTACGTTTTTTAAGATTCCGCCATTTTTTTCAATGAGGGCCCTGATGTTCGCGATATGTACCGCGGCTTCTTCTGGGGTGCAAGGTGTGTATTCGTGCGTAAGCTGCGGCTTACTGTCTTGGTGCCTTGATTCGTGCTTGCTTGGCTCACGGCACGCTTTTAAAAACTGTGGCAAGCTTGGTGGCCAGTCGTACATGTCTCGGCAGTTCTCAAGTCCTCGTTTAATCATTTGCGGCGTGATGCTATCCTCTACGAATGCTTCAGTCCATGCCTCCTGCCAGTTATCAATAGCCTCTGCATCTGGAAAGCTAGCGCACCATTTGCTTGGATACAAACCATCTAAACGCTTGTAAAGCAGCATGATTGGGCTAATATCTTTTCCTTTGAGTGGTTCTAACCAGTTAACTAATGTCATGTTTTGGTCGGTCATTGAATTACCCTCGCTTGTATGTCTAAAACTGATTCGCTGTTTTCACTAATCTCGTTGCGGTTGTCTCTATTTCTGTTTTGGTTGCGCATATGTTCCAATGGGTCAAAAACCGTTTTCTTGTTTGATACGATTTCGTCCTCCCACCGATTGCCGTTCAAGTAGGTAGTTGGGTGCATTTTGTCAAAACCTAGCTGCTCTGCTTTGATTCTCGCTTGAACGTCGTTTGTCAGCATTTCAGCAAAGTCATTAGGCTTCATGCCCGATTCTTTGAGCCTTGTCTTGTATCTCGCGAATGATGTTTTTTTATTGATTTTCACCATTCCAGCTATCCAAAATTTATTGAATGATTTTTCAACATCATCAACTACATCACTTCGATCATCTTTTTTTACAATGGGCTGTGCTATGTCTGTTTGCTTATGTGTAGTAGTCTCTGTAGTAATCTCTTGTGTAATCTCTGACGTAGTCCTACCGTTTCGGTAGCAAGGGTGCTGTTGATTCGGTAGCACAAGTGCTGTCGATTCGGCAGGACTGGTGCTATCGTTTCGAGATGTCTTGTTCTGCTGATTCGATACGTCTTGTTCTACTGATTCGGCAGGACTGGTGCTATCGTTTCGGTAGGACTGAGGGGTATCTTTTTCTTCTTTTTCTACTTCTTTTTTATTCGCTGTGTTACCTGATTTTTCAGCGCATAAAAACTCATTTATAAAGCTATCTATTTGTTCCCAATTCCACTTGTAATAATTCTTCGCGGGCATGCCTTTTTTGACGATTTGCACAAAACCATCTTTTTGTAAATTCTTAAAAATTCTTCGTTGCGCACCAGCTCTTATTCCAGTTTCGACTTCTATTTCTTCTTGTGTTTTGTAAATTTCACGACCACCCACTTTCTTTCGCCAATACATAAACTGGCAAATCAATAATGCTGTACTGATATCATCAAAAACCCTAGCTAATGATGGATAAAAAGAAACTGGCCTACCTAAATTACTAGTCATAGCTCTACTGCCCTGATGCTTGTTTGAATAGGGCTAATATTTCCGGCATCGCATTAGCTAACGCTGCGATTGCTTGTTTTTGCTTTGCTTCATCGTCTTGCAAAAACTTTTCTATCAACCAATAAATAGGTCTAGTGTCGCCAGTAGCAGCGATAAATCGTTCAAGATCGCAAAGACTAAATCGTCTTGGGTCTTCTGGGTTGGTAGATATCTTGCGTGATAGCTCGGTTGGACTTAAGTCCATATCAGCCGCGATAGTTTTAAGCGGGTTTCGATGCGTAAGAGCGCACTCACGTACACAATCAAGCATAGTCTCGTGTCGCTCAGTCAATCCCGGCGTGAAATCTAGCGTTAGCTGTTGTTGTGCAACTACTGACATGATTGTTTCCTCTACTTTCCACTACAAAAGAAGCTAAAAAAAGATGTGGCTTTTATTGTGCTAAACGGTCTCTTTGGACTCTTGATTAGAACTATCTTTTTTAAGCTCTGGCCAGATATCGAAACCGTCTTTAGGTCGACAGTCGATTCGAGACACAGCCCCACCCGTAAACTCTTCTACTGCGGTGGCATAAGCTGGCCTCATTGCGCGAAGCCCAGAGACCATTTGTGATAGGTAGCTAGGTGAAATTGAAAGGTGTTCAGACAGTTGAGTCATAAAACCCGGACGCTCGCTTGCGTATTGTTTGAGTTTTGTTAGTTCTGTATTTCGCATATAACCTCCGTTTAAAACACCTTAACTTTAGCATTTGTTTTAGCAAAATACAAGCTTATGCGAAATTAGCAAAGGATAAAATGCGAATATGAATGACATTAGAGAAATTAGGAACAAGAATCTGCGCGACTTAATTGACCGTCAATGTGGTGGCTCTCAAACTGTTTTCAGTGAACGGACTGGGATATCACTTTCGCAAATCGGGCAATGGCTTGCTGACTCTGATAGTCCATATGCTAGAAATATGAGCGAGAGATCAGCTCGCAAGATTGAAGATGCGCTAAATTTAACGCCAATGTCACTAGACACGCCTAGCGTAAGCTTCCCGATTGCGGATAGCTCAGAATCATCATTGGCGCCTGCTGGCTACATCCGACTGGATTATTTGGAAGTCGAATCCTCTGCCGGCAAGGGTCGAAGCGTTGATTATGAGATGCCCGTATTGCACAAGCTTGATGTATTGGAGGATTGGGCTATTAGCGCTCTTGGCCGTAATGCGCAAGACCGCATAAAAATTATTAACAACATCGGCGACAGCATGGCCCCAACCATCCAAGATGGCGATATTCTTTTTGTGGACGTAAAAACAACAACATTCGAAGCTGAGGGAATATACGTTATTAACTTTAACGACGTTTTGCTTACGAAACGATTAATAGCTCAGGCGGACGGAAGACTAGCGATTGTCAGTGATAACAGCTCAGTTTACGCCACGCAATACATTAGCGCTCGTGACTCACAAGACCTAAACATCTGCGGCCGTGTCAGGGCTTGGTGGTCGCTGAGGAAGTATTAGGAGAATTTGTTATATTTGACAAATTCAAATCAAAATCTATTTTTTATTTAAACGTATGGAAATCAACGAGCGTGTATACAAATACATCACAGAAAACGACACTGATTTAATAATCTATCGCGGCGATATTGGAAGAAACGGCTACGATCGAATCTGTGATATTTTAGATAGTAAAACAAAAAAATCAAACATCATTTTGATCCTCGATACACTAGGTGGGGATCCCAATGCTGCATACAGAATAGCTAGAGCAATCATCCACCATTATGGCGCAAAGAATTTTAAAGTCGCTATAACTTCTTACTGTAAAAGTGCTGGCACACTATTATGCGTTGGTGCCACTGAATTAATATTTTTTGATAGAGGCGAAATGGGCCCTCTAGATACACAAATCATTAAACAAGATGAAATTGCACAAAGAAGCTCTGGTCTGGATATATTAAGAGGTCTTTCATACCTTAATAGTCAGGCTGTTGAAACCTTCAAATCTTACCTATTTGATTTGACTGGATCCATGGGGATTTCTACGAAAACAGCCTCTGAAATCGCTGCAAATATAACAAAAGGGCTGTATACTCCTATATATGAGCAGATTGAACCATTAAGATTAGGCGAAATGAATGCAGCCCTCCAAATCGCTCATGAATATGGAACTCGTCTCAACGAAAAATCAGAAGCCCTCAAAGAAGATTCTTTGAGTAAACTAATACATGCATATCCCACTCATAGTTTTGTAATTGATAGGGCTGAAGCAAAAACATTATTTAATAATGTTTCGCATCCTGATAACGATCTTAAGCATATCTGCGATGACCTTAGTTGGCTGCCTTACGGAAGACACAGTCCATTTGTTATTGACCTAACTGACATATATAAAAGCCCAACTCTACAGGGAGAATATAACGATGAGAACCGCAATGAAGACTGCACAGAATAAAATAATAAGAGTATCAAACGCCTCCACTCAAGAAGTGATGCTTAAAAATTTATATATTACATTACGAAAGCAAGACCAGCTATCAAAGGCAAGCTCATATATACATCAACAAATTAAAGAACAAGCAGCGAATAAAAAAGCAGCACTAGAAAGAGGTTATACATCTTTGCGAATTGCCTCTTTGATTGACGTTTAACTATTCATAAAAATACTGGAGCCATGAAGAGTTAAATGTATTTTAATCAGCGTTATTCTCAACCCGCTTCGGCGGGTTTTTTTGTGTCTACCTTAATGACAATGCCTGCCGCCATTCTTATTGTCGTTATGACAGCCGTTTTTATCTGTGCGGCCACTGTGGGCATGCGCCGGTGCAATAGCTGATAGTGTGACCAAACAAAGCATCAATGCAGCGATTAGTTTTTTCATAAGTGTTTCCTTTACATATTATTGGATTATTGACAAGGTTTGGCGTCGCCTAACTGCTTTTCCTAAATCCTGCTGCAATCCATACGATCGTATAAAACATTATCCACAGCAAGGCGACCGGAACAATAATAAACGAGAAAATATAAAACAACGCTTCCGAATAACTTACGTCTTTAGCGCCGTCATAATAATAGTCACCCTTGCCAGGTTCCTTTATACCAAAATAATTAAAAACCTCTTTTTTCTTTGCATAATAGCTAGATCCCACGTCAGCTTTTGCTAAGCTTTCAATTTTCGCCTTAAGATCATTGTGGCCATACAAATAAAAATAGATGGCTTCATCACTATACCCTTTTTCCCTTATCTTTTTTAAGACAACATCACGCCACTCGTCTCCTGACGCGTTAGGGTCTCGACTATTCTGACTTGGCTCACGTTGTTTCTTATAGTCCTCTACAAGATTAAAAATTTCGCCCCCTTTTTTATGCATTTGAATTTTGTAATGAATATTTGAAACGGGTTCATATATCAAAAAACCGCCAGCAATAGCAAAAATAAAGCTTAAAACAAAAACTATTCTAAAAAAACCTTTTTTCACAAATAAGCCTATTAATCAAAAATCAACGTTACACATTATTACATAATCAACTTTCGCATATGCTTGACTTATGCTTTATCTCTTGCTAAAGTTAATACAACAAAAGCGAAAATGCTTTAGCAAACCGAACATCTCGGTATAAAGATGGAGCCGAGGACGACGCCTCTAACAAGGAAGAATCGGAGCAGGAAACGGGAGTTAGCTTGGAACCGGAGTACTCGAGTGAATCCAGTGCCACAGAGTGGGAACAGCTGGATGCAGTAACTCTAAGTAGTTTCTAGCGAGGCTATTTAGGATTACTGACAAGATGTGGCTTCAGTTTATTTACAGAGATAGAGACATGGTAAACAAAGTATTTATATTATTCATAGCCTTAATTTACGTACCCTTGATGATGCTTTCGTTTGGCTGCTTTGTCATTGGCGAAATAATTAATTTATTTTTTCACCGGGATGATTTTGATGTGAAAAATTTAATTATGGGAATTTCGTTTGCAATTTTGTTCTTTGAGCAGTTCATCAAAAGCTTGCTCAAGCCTGACTAAACGCTCTGCATGTAACTCAAGTTGTCTTTCTTTGGTCTCTAACAGAATTTTGTGATATTTAATATCTCTATAAAGGCTTGATATATTAGTGTCCCCTCTAAAGCCATGATAGAACTTGAACAGTGCAAAGCCATAATAATTAACAAAAACCACAAAAAATACTATTTCTGGCCAAATAGGAGGTTCCTCTCTAAAGGTTGCGTAAGGAATTACAACGAACGGCAATCCCCAGTAGTAAATTATTGCAGTGTATTTAATCACCAACCACAAGCAACGGCCAAACAAAACACCAAAAGCTCGAACAACATAACCGTTGATCGCTTTTCGTTGTTCTTCGGTGAGCCACCCAATAATAAATGTAACTACGATAGTAAGAATAGGAACCATAATTTCTGATGACATCTTTACCTCTTTTGATAGCGTTTGTAATGTGGAAGTTACATGCTATCACGCTCACTGACCAAGTGATAAAAGCAGGTGACAGTCCGGAGAGACGGACATTATTAAATGCAAATCACCAGATTTGAGCGGATTCTTTGCGGGTAGCAAAAGGATAGTAAGGGATCTTTGAGAGTCAGCTCACGTGTAGTGAATAAGAGAGAGGAAAGAACATGGACAAGTTAATCAGTATCCTAAATTTTGCGCCGTCATCATGCGCTGAGTGCGAACACTCAACACTAGTCCGTGACTACTACGGCACTGGTGACAGCCCTAGTTGTTACCACTGCGAGGCTGACGATTGCGAGTATCAAGAGGCAAGACACGACCTGCTTATTGAGTACGAGAACGCCTGCGAAAAGCTGGACACCTTAGAAGTGGACAGTCCAGAATTTAAAGCGCTTTGGATCGATATTAGCGATGCCGAGGCGGTGTTAGAAATGGATTTTGGTTGGGTGTAGATATGAGTAGAGCAGAATTAATTTGGGAAATTATCGGGTGTGTGAGTTTTATGTTCTTACCTTTCGTGTACTGGATTTTGTTAGCAATTTTTTTATAAGAGGTCGCCATGAGAGAGGAAGCAAAAAAGGCGTTTCTAGAATTGATGGATTACATATTAACTATCAATGATTCAAAGAAGTTTCAGATTGCGCTAAATGTCGATGGATTTCAATTAAACGAAGAGGTAGATAACTACCCTACTTTCTCAATTGATGTCTATCAAGACAGCGACTTTAATAATGGTAAATGTTTCGTTAATGATGGAAGTTTTCACATCCACAATCTAACACTATCAAACGCAATCAAAGCCAAAGTTTGGCTTGAGTTATTACACCGCAAAACTATCAAAGAGGCAGTTGATGAAACTATTACAGTTTAGTTATGACACAGATTTTAAAGCTGGTGACATTGTTAAGGATATGCCTAACAAGTTATACCACGCTCACAACAGTATTAGTAAGTCAGGTCTTGACCTAATTGCTAGAAGCCCTGCTCACTATCTATATCGTGAACCATCGACTAACACACGATTTATGCAGATTGGCACGGCTATTCACTGTGCAATCTTAGAACCTGACCGTTTTAAAGATGAGTATATTTTGCTCATAGACGCAAATGACAGAAGATCGCCAGAGTATCAAGCGGCAAAAAAAGAGCACGGCGAAGAATTCGTTTTAGTAAGCCATGAGGTTGAGAACGTGTTAGGCATGCAAGCTTCAGTGTACGCTAATCCAGTCGCTAAAAAGTGGCTTGATTTGCCGAGTGAAAAGGAACTCAGTATTTTCGCTAAAGACCCTGAAACAGGCGTAACGGTACGCATACGACCAGATATTTTAACGGCTTGCGGGAGCATCGTAGATTTAAAAAAAACACAAGACGCACGCCCACGTGAGTTTAGTAAAAGTATTTATAACTACCGATATCATGTTCAAGTTGCATTTTATTTAGATGTTTATAAATGGGTTACTGGCGATGAATGTCAATCGTTTAGGTTTTTAGCTGTTGAAGAAAAAAGACCCTACAGCAGCATGGTTTACATGCTCGATGATCTTGCTATTGATGAAGGTAGAAAACTATACCGAGAAGCGTTAAACGTTTACGCAGATTGTTTAGAAAAAAACCAATGGCCGAGCTATTTATGCGCCGATGACGAAATTGTCAGCCTCCCTGACTGGGAAGTTAGACGCTTAGAGAACGAGCTGTTAGAAGAGTTAATTTTTTAAACGCACAAGGAGAGAGTTATGTCAGATATTACTTATGCATTGGAAGCCAAGTCGGATCAGCTTAACGCAGTTGATTTAGCTGGCGCTGAGCCAGTTATACGTATTCGTGAGGTGCGAGACACAAGAGCTGCTCAACAACCAGTTTGGATTTATTTTGATGGCGATAACAATAGACCGTGGAAGCCATCTAAGGGCATGTTACGAGTGTTGGCTGCTGGGTGGGGTGTTAATACGAACAACTGGCTTGGGAAGCTAGTGAAAATCTATTGCGATAACACAGTTAAGTTTGGCAATGATGAGGTTGGCGGGATTCGAATCAGAGCGATGAGCGATATTAACAAAAACGGCTTTAAAACCATAAGCACAATAAGCCGCCATAAGCGTAAGTCATTGCAGATTGAATGCCTAGAAGTTACTGAAGTGATGTATCCAGACGATAAATTCAACGCAACATTATCGATCATGCGAGACAAGATAGAGAGTGGAGAGATGACGCTGCATGAGGTTGTAGCTCAATGCCAAAAGACTGGTCAGCTATCAAAAGAACAGCTAGAAACGCTCGAATCATTTGTGCCTGTGACTATTGATGACGAGGCGGAAGAACATTTAGCTGCATCAGAAACCGCAAGATGCTGAGTTAGTCGAGCAATAACTCAAACCCCTTTGTAGGGGTTTTATTGGAGAATTAACAATGTGGTTCAAAAATCTCAAACTATTTCGTCTCAATCCTGACTGGACAATCTCTGCCCAAGACTTGGAGGAAAAGTTACAGGCACATGCCTTTGTCGAAGGTAGCCCGGGACCAGACACCAAACTCGGCTGGACTACTCCGCTGGCGGAAAGTGGCTTAGTGTATGAGCTGGGCCAGTATTATTTCCTTTGCTTACAAGCAGAAAAAAAACTACTACCGGCCAGTGTAATTAACCAATTTACCCGTGAAAAAGCACTCGAAGTTGAGGAGCAACAAGGTTATAAGCCAGGTCGTAAGCAAATGCGTGAGATTAAGGAGATGGTCACTGACACCCTCATTCCTAAGGCATTTAGCATTTTTAGGCAAACCCGTGTCTGCTTGGATTTGGAAAATCACTGGCTCTATATTGATGCAGGCACCGCAGCCAAGGCCGATGAGGTCATCTCCTTATTAGTCAAGGCCTTAGACCCCATGCCAATTCAGTCTTTTATGACCGAAGTCTCTCCTAGCACCGCAATGACTGAATGGGCTTTCAACGATGAAGCGCCCAATGGTTTTACTCTAGAGCCACTAGCTGAGTTTAAATCAACTCAAGAAGATCGTGCAACGGTGAAATTTAATAATGTGAGCCCTGCTAAACCAGAAACTGAGAGGCACATCGAAAGCGGCAAAGTGGTAACGCAGTTAGGCATGACATGGCGTGACCGAATTAGCTTTGTGCTACATAGTGACAGCACCATTAAACGCATTCAGACGCTTGAGATTATGCAAGAAAAAGCTAGTCAAGCAGAGCATGATCAAGAGCGGTTCGATGCGGATATGACGCTCATGTGTAGCGAGTTTGATGACCTACTAACAGATTTGGTAAACAGCCTAGGAGGTTTTAAACATGTCAGTAAATAAAGTGATCCTGGTCGGGCGTTTGGGAGCCGATCCCGAGGCGCGTGCGTCTCAGAGCGGTAATCAAGTCGCTAATCTAAGCGTTGCGACCAACCATGTGAGCTACGACAAAGACGGCGGCAAAAATGAAAGCACTGAGTGGCATCGTGTGGTGTTTTTCGGTCGTCAGGCCGAGGTGTGTGAGCAGTACTTACGTAAAGGCAGCCAAGTTTACGTTGAGGGACGTATCCAAACACGCAAATACACCGACAAAGACGGCATCGAGCGTTACTCTACCGAAATTATCGGTGAGCGCATGCAAATGCTAGGCGGCCGTGAAGATAATCAGCAGTCTAGCAGCTGGGAAAGTCAAACCAAAGGTGAGACTACTAACAGCACTACTAACAGCTACGCACAGGCAAAAGGTAGAGCAACAGCCAGCTCGGTTGATGAGCTAGAAAGCGATATGCCGTTTTAATTTTCGGGGCTCAATATGAAATTTATCATGAACATCATTCATAACTACAAAAGTTTGCGCAAATCGTGGGTTTGGCGTGACGACCCAAGGTTAACAGTGCTAAAGCACGCCTTTAATCTTGCCAAGAATAACGTGCGTTATTGAACATCTGACTCCTCCTTGATTCAGACTAACGGCGCTTGAATAGTGATTCAGCAGTGGCTAGCCAGATAGCCTATTTATGCAAATAACGGAAAGAAATCCCCAAGAGTAGGTCGATATATTCACTCTCAAAAAGCGTGGCTTATTTACCGAGATAACATAGATGATTACTCAAAACCATATGGTGACATCACCCACTGGCTACCAATACCGGAGATTGAGGAATGACTAAATGGATAAGCGTAAAGGACAGGCTTCCTGAGTTTGGAGAGCTGGTTTTAACATACAACCCGACTACAAAATATGACAGTCAAAGAATAATGGTGTCAACCCTAAAAAGCAACTATATAAATGATCCAGATACTGGCAGACCTTTATTTCTTGTTAAAGTGCTAAATCCTTTTGGTTTAGGAGGGTACTTGCATGATGTATCCCATTGGCAACCATTACCAGAACCCCCTTCAGTCATGCATAAAGAGGAGTAGGAAAAATGTTAAAACCATTCAAAATTAAAGTTGAAAATCCTGAACACTCAGAGGCAATTCAGGAATTTGTATTTAAGCATGGATACACTTGGTGTAGCGGAGACAACCAAGCAACAGATATGTTTTACCCATTTCTGTATTTGTCTCAAGATTTGGAGTATAACGAAGAGAGAGTAAGCCTAAAAGCAGGAGAATATGAAGATCTTTTTGATGAGGATAAACTGCCAGAAAAGTGGTTCTACGATGGGAAATTACAGGACAAGCCAGAGGTAATAAATGACCCTCGCTCATATCTTATGTTGCTACTTGGTACCGATGAGGATATCGAGTACAAAAACAGCGATGGTGAGTGGAAGCCGTTTGTAATTAAGTCAGATTACCGCATCAAACCAAAGCCGCGCTACTGTAACGGCGTGGAGCTTGACGAATGCCTGACCGAAGCTCCGGAGATTGGCACTAATTACTATTACCCTGACCCAATGCATATCGATTACTACAATCTCAAGCCGTGGACTGGCGATGCGGATGACATTTACTGGCTTGAGATGGGCTTTGCTTATGGTTCTAGTGAGTCCGCTGCCAAGCACGGTCATGCGATGGGAATAACGACGGAGGGATAAATGGAACGTGACTTAACAATCAAAGAAGTCGCCGAAATTACCGGCTTTAGTTATAGAACTATTTACGACAACAGACACAAACTAAAAGCTTATCAAATCAATCCGACAAAAAAAGGACATTGGCGCATCAAACGCGAAAATATCGACAACCTCTATAAGATACAGCATAATATGACGTGTATGAGGTTGGCAAGTGACGAACAGGAGCAATCATTATGTCAATCTACAAACAAAAAGGATCTGAATACTGGTACGTTGATGTCACAACGCCAAGCGGCAAACGAATTAGACGCTCTACTGGTACGACAGATAAAGCCAAGGCGCAAGAGTACCACGACAAACTTAAAAACGAATTGTGGGAAATTGAGCGCTTAGGTGTTAAACAGAAGTACACGTTTGAACAAGCTGCGGTCAAAATGCTTGAATTATCAGCAGAACAAGCAGATTACGCAACGAAACTCAGGCATGTAAAGTACTGGCGCGATGTTTTCGGAGGTCGCACTATTTGTTCTTTAACACAAGCAGAGATACTAGACAATCTACCGACACATTTCGACCGCTACGGTAAGAAATGCGTAACTAGCAACGCAACAAAGAATCGCTATATTGCGACAATACGCCGAATCTACAACGTAGCGTATGAACTAGGCTGGGTTGATAGTAGATTACGCACGAAAAACTTTAAAGAGCGTAAGAGAAATATTAGATGGATAACAGCATCTGAAGCAAATCGGCTACTCGACTGTATACACAATCCATGGATGCACGCTATATCTGAGTTTGCTTTATATACCGGATGCCGAGCGAGTGAAGTTTTAAATTTACGCTGGTCAAACGTAGATTTAAATAGAGCAACAGCTTGGATTGAAGCACCTGATACTAAATCAGAATACGCCAGATCAATACCTCTTAACCAAGTAGCAATGAAAGTTCTTTTACATAGGAAAGGCATTCATAAAGAGTATTGCTTTGGTCGTGTTAATGATGTTCCATCGAATGACATAGACCGGCGCATTTTTAATGCAGCTTTACGTAAAGCAAATATCGATTCATTTACGTTTCACGATTTGCGGCATACATGGGCAAGCTGGCATGCTCAAGCGGGAACGCCGCTAATGGTTCTTAAAGAGCTTGGTGGATGGGAAACTTTAGAAATGGTAATGAAGTACGCCCACTTAGCAACAAGTCATTTAGCGGAGTACGCTGGTAACGTTTCTAGCGGCGAGCACAAAAAAAGCACTACGTCATATTTACGACATAGTGCTAATTTAAAGCTAGTATCTTAAAACAGTGAGCCCGTCATAACTCATTGTTTTATTTATAAAATCTTTGGCTCCCCCAACTGGACTTGAACCAGTGACCTGCGGATTAACAGTCCGTCGCTCTACCGACTGAGCTATGGGGGAACTGAACTAAGTAAAATATAATTATGCAACTATTAAACAGATATTGCAAGTCTTTTTTAAAGAATTTTTAATTTTTATTGTTTAAATGTGCGTTTTAACAACATTCATAAAAACAGCGATAAAAACTCAAACACTTTTTAAGCAGCAAGTGATTGCTTTAAACGTAAAACCAAATCACTCACAAGGCTTAGCAGACTTGAATAAGAGCATAACTGTAGCACATATTGCAAGCTTAGGGAAGTCATATGGCTAGTTCACAAAAAAACCACTTCCCAGCTTCGCTCTTGAGAAGACGCAAAGGTCTTAATACGTGCCCGTTTCTTTAGCCATTGCAGGTGCTGCCGGCGCAGGAAAATGTATTGGGTCAAAGTGTGTCAACACACTCATTACCAAAGGCACCTCGTTTTTAATCCGTGCCTCAATCCTATCAGAAATATCATGCCCCTCGGCAATGGTCATTGTCCCTGGCAAATCAAGATGCAGCTCGACAAGGATAAAATCCCCTGCTTTACGCGTTTTAAGATCATGAAAATCAACCACACCGGGCGTTTCACGAATCGCATTGCTAATCTTATCCAAGGTCTCCTTATCCACGGAACGGTCGGCCAAGTCCATTAAGGCACTCCAGCCCATTCTCAGTCCCATAATAGCAATCATTGAGCCGACAATTAGCGACGCCACCAAATCCGCATGCATAATACCGAAAAAATGCGCCGCTAGACCAATGGCTACAACCAATGATGAAATGGAATCCGAACGGGCGTGTAGCGCATTAGCCATCAGCATGGCTGATTCAACCCGCTTTGCTTCGTGTGCCATATAACGGTATAAAAGCTCCTTAGCTACAATAGCCACCAAAGCAATAAAAAAAGCAAGACCCGCATTAATTTCGAGCACCACCCCACTTTGCATGCGCTCCACACTGGTCATAATAATCTGCGCCCCAACCACAAATAGCAGTACCGCAATGATCAGCACGGCAATGGTTTCAAAGCGAAAATGTCCGAATGGGTGCTTAGCATTTGGCTTTTGCTTAGCAAAGCGGTTTGCGACTAATACCACGACATCCGACACAAGATCGGATAAGCTATGCAAAGCATCTGCAATCAAAGAATATGAAGAGGTGATTAAACCGAAGATTATTTGCAGTATCGTCAGCAGTATATTTACTAAGACACTGACAAAGGTGGATTTATTCGCCACCCTACTTCTTTCACTGGCACTTACTTTAGCCACCAT